ACAATGCCCTCTTTATATAGATTTAGCATCGATTTCTTAGTCATATCTGCGGCAGATCCTTGTATTAACTTGTTTAGAGCTTTGTAAGTGAAAGCTCTTCTTATTCTATTTTCACCATATTTTTTCATCGCGTCTTCCCAGGTCATAGGTACATGCATTCCAAATTGAGCGGGTTCCCATTTATTAAACCTGCAGCCTCTTCCTAATAATGTTCTAATTTCTCCTTCCCTTGAAGCCCATCTTGATGTTGTATTCATAAGCTCTTTAACAAAAGGAACTCGTTCATGGTACTGATCAAATAATTCTTCAGCTTCTTGTTTCGTGCTTAACCCTAATTCTGCTTGTAACTTGGCTTTACCCATTCCATAAAACAATCCAAGATTAATTGTTTTGGCTTGTATTCGATTAATGCCTGCCATATCAGCAACGGTTTCATGGAAATCAATGCCGCTGTTAGAATAGTTGCTGACGATCTCTTTAACTGAGGCGTCTTCTTTTATTCCAGCAGTAGTTGCTGCAAAATGTACGACAAGTCTAGGTTCTTGTTGATTATAATCAAAGCATCCCCACTGACAGTCGTTTTCAGGGATAAATAATGATCGAATCAAAGGACCCAAGTCTTTATTACGAGCAGGAATCTGTTGTAAATTTGGATTTGAATATGAAAATCTCCCTGTAACTGTGCCGCCCTGATCCGATCGGGTTTGATTAATATCTGCATGGATTCTTCCTTTATGCTCATATCTTAAAATAGAATCTATAAAAGTACTATGAGCCTTGTTTATTTCCCTGGCTTTTGCTATCATCTTAACTACTGGATGATCATGTTCCGCAAGAAAATTTTTAGTAAAGGAAGGTTCTTTTGCTTTTAAAGTTCTTTCATAATGTAGCTTTAGTTTGTCAAAAACTTTGGCAACACTTCTTGCTGCCATTATTTGAACATCTATTCCTGTTTCTTGTTTTACTTGGGATAGCAATGTTTTTTCTTGTGTGGATAATTGTTGTTTCAACTTATGAGCGCGTTCGACATCGACACGCACGCCTTTAAATCTCATATCTACTAGACAGGGGAAAAGTTGTGTTTCTAAATCAAAGATTTCTGTTAAATTTTCTTTTTTAATTTCAGTTGATAATCGTTTAAACAAATTTAATGTCAAATAAGCATCTTTTTCTGCATACTCACCTACATATATTGCTGGTAATTTATATAATTCTGCTTTAGCATCTATGCCCCAATTTTTAGCAATTTCCCTCAGGGTTGCTTCGCTTTTTCTTTCTCCTAAATATTCCCAACTTAATGCATTTAAAGTGTAACGCATTCGGTTCTCATCTACTAAAGAAGCCATCACCATGGTATCCATAATATAGCCATTGACCTTAATGCCATACGAACGAAGCCAGCAGACATCGTACATCGCGTTATGAAAGACTTTAGTGCCTTCTGTTGCGCATACCGATTTAAGCCATTCTAAGATTTTCTTCTTGTCTAAATTACCACCGCCTTCATGGCCAAATGGATAATATTTACACCAGCCATCAACAGCGACTGCCACTCCAATAATTTCTCCATTACCAATAACAGCACCCGATCCTTTTGATTTTAGGTCTGGGTCTTTTGTTTCTAGGTCGATCGCTATAAGGTTATATCCACTTAAATCTGGAAAATTATCAGGAGCGATCCATTCAGTTTGTGCTTCGAACATCATTTTGTATAATCTCTTTCAATAATCATATCGATAAAATGTTTTGCCTTTTCTAAATCTTCCTTTCCTCCTTTATATTTATGTCTGCAAACATATTTAATAACGTTTCCTTCAGGAAAAAGCAATTCATTTTCAATAACAAATTTACTGGGTTGAATTTTCATTTTGCGGTAGTGTGTGCCACCGATCTGTTTATCGTATGCACTCATATTTGATATCCGTATTCGCCTGATTGATTTACAATATACAAATTTTCAAATGTTCGTGTGATTCCTACAAAAAATAATCGATGTTCTGGGCTTGGATCTTTTTGATAGGCATTAAAACTGTTGTAATCAATGTCTAACATTAAGACGGTGTTTTGTCTTTCGTCTCCTTTAGATCCATGTATAGTGGATAATTTTATTCTTGGTTCAGCAGTGGGTGCTATATCTTCGCCGTTTTTTTCCATAGCCAATATAAAGTTTCTTTTTTTCTCGTTAATTTTATCTAGTGCTCGTTCCCAGACGCCTGTCGCTAGCAGACCGTGATGGTTTCTTAAATCTTCAAGATTGACCAAGTCTTCCGCCATATTTTTCAAAGAGACACCACTACCAAAATTTCGTTTTAAACTGCCGCCTTTGACTGTCATAAAAGTGTACATTTTTTGTGCTAATTTGGCAGGCACCAATTGTCCCGTGTTCAAATCTCGCCAGGTATTGAGCGCCTGTAGCAAGTCCTTGTTAACTAAATTATTTCCTTTTTTACTTCCATAGTAGAAGCCTTTATCTTCAAAAAAATCTTTTAAAGGTTCCAGCATCTTGTTGGTTCGGGTCATAAGCATCCATTTACCTTTGCTATAATCAATTTGTTCGAAACCAGATACCCAGGTAACCGTTCCTTCAAAATCTCTCGGTTTCCATTGTTTAGGAACTCTTTCGTGTAACGGGATTTTATCCAGAATCTGGTTCGCTAATTTTAATACTTGTCTTGGAACGCGTCTTGATTTTACTAATGTTTCATCAACGGTCGTGTTTGCATCCTTATGCAGTCTTATGAAGTGGGTTGGATTAGCTCCTTGAAAGCCCATAATGGCCTGGTCGTCGTCGCCTGCTATGTATGATCGTTTGGCATTAGATTCAATATAGTGAAACATTTCCCATTGAAGATTATTCAAGTCTTGGGCTTCATCTAAAAAAACAGCGTCGAACTGAGGGCACCTTTTTCTTCTAACAAATTCAGAGATCATGTCTGTAAATTCAAACATCCCTGTTTCTTTTTTAAATTTTGTTAGACAACGATTTAAATAGTCTAAATTGGAATAGCTAATGTCTTGTAAATGTTCTTGTAATCCATACTGATTCTCTAAAGATATTTTTCTGTATTTAGATAAATTGATAAGTTTGATATAGTCATTGCCATAAATCATTGTACCGTCTTCTGTAGCATATGATTCAAAATTTAAACTAGCAGCGATTCCGCCAACATAGGTCTTAAAAGCGTCCCATTTCTTTCCTTTTAACAATTGGGTCTTGGTATCGATGCCACATTCTCTTGTTCCTAAAGCATGCAGAGTACAAAAATATTTTAAATCTTCATCGTAATCAATTTTATCAAATAGTTTTGTGGCTCTTCCCACTGAAATGTTAGTGGCGTTTTTACTAAATGTAAAAAATCCAACTTTCTTTAAAGGTGTTTTGTATTTTTCAACTTCGTTTTTTAAATAGGTATTAACGAGTCTGTAAGTTTTTCCGGTTCCTGGTGGTCCTGGTATAATTGTCCTTTTTATCATTTTACAAATGGTGGCCTTTCTATTGGTGGTGGTTCATCCTTTCCTTTTTCTGTCGTAAATGCGTCAATCGATACCACCTTAACAGCTTTTCCGGCAATACTCAAACTGTCGTCTATTTTAGCATCAAACAGTTCTTTGATTTTGTGTAACGTTTTATTTCTTTCCATATTCCATGATCGTGTGTTTTGTAGGTATTTCCAAAAATCTTTAAATTTAAAATAGGATTTACCTTCGTCTGTCCAAGATACCCCTCTATTAATATCTGTTTTTTGTTTCCCTGCTGCTCGATCCGTTGTGAAATTTTCTAAGTATTCTTCTAATTGTTTTTTAAATGTCAAACTTTCCGGTGCTTCTATTTCTTCGATAGCTTTCATTAAATTACTAATCACTTTACTCCATATGGGCTTAGAGACGTTTGGAAGCTTAATTCGTATTTGTTCTATGCATGCTTCATCAAATAAGTCGAAATTTCTTAGTGTCTTCGTGTCTACTTCAACTGTTTTACCACCAACACTAACAAACCATATAGGTGGATCTGAAGTAAAAATTCTTAAATTAGAAATATCTGGCATTAAAGTACCGTTGCCAATTCCAAATTTTCTTATTTGGCAGGTTGCAGAATCGCAATAACTACAAATAGGCTGATCCTTACAC